TTAAATTTATTTATATCAGCTTCTCTTCCAGCTCTTCTAGCTTCTGCAGCATTTGATTGAGTTGCATTAAATTGACTCATCGCATTTGCTTGAGCAGAATTATATTGATTTACTTGTGCATTTAAATTTGTCATAAATTGATTTGTTTGATTTTCACTTGTAGCATTAAATTGATTAGATGCATTTTGAGCTGCTTGATTACTTAAAATTCTTTGTTGTGTTTGTTGAGCTTTTAACATATTGGCTTGTTGTTGACTACTAAGATTAGCCATATCCATTTGTAAAAAGTTTTTAGCATTTTGTATTTGTGCTTGTTGATTTAAATTAGCTTCAGTTAAATTAGCTTGAGACATTAATACAGCATTTTGTATAGTGCTTTGTTGGTCAGCACTAGCCTCTGTTAAACTAACAGTTTGAAAAAATTTACTATTAGCTAAAGATGTTTGTTGCTCAGCACTAAATTCTGCTAAATCTAATTGAAATACACTTTTAGCATTATTTAAAACAATTTGTTGTTCTCTTTGTGCATTAGCTTCGGCAACTTGTGCTTCAATACTTCTTTGTTGACTTACACTTTGTTGTATAGCTTGAGCATTACTTTGTGCTAAAGGTATGGCACTTTGTATTATAGCATTAAATAAGTTATCTCTACCAACACTAGAAGCATTTAATCCTCTTCTTGCTAACATACTTTCTACACTAGCAACAGCAGGTTTAGCCCATGCTGGTATCTCACCTTCTTCCATACCATTTAATAAACTATCTAACTGATTAGATACTAAAGCCTCTTCTGGTAATCCAGCTATTACTCCTCTTTCTTGTTCTGTAAAATCAGTTAATTTATCTTCTAAAGCTTCAGGGTCATTTCCTAATTGAGTAATAGCATCTTCTTGTAATCCTGCATTTCTTAATTGTTTTTTAGCTCTAGTAACTCTAGCTAAATTAGTACCTGCATTAGTTGCTGCAGTAGCTTTTGCTTCTGGACTTAATGTACCTTTTATTGTTTCTGCCACAGCTCCTTCTTGAGCAGTAACAGTAGCACCCTCCATAGGAGTAACTCTATCTACTCCGGCAGCTTCTGCAATAGCATCATCGGATAATTGTCCCTGTGCAGCTTCAACTTGAGCTTGAGTATCAACAGTAGCTGCATCCATTTTAGAAGCTTGTACTTGCTGTGGAGTTTGTGCAGTTGTAACTTGACCAGTTGTAACATCTTCTGAAGTGGTTTGTTGTGCAGGAGTTGCTGAAGCTGTACTATCAACAAATCCCGGAACATTTTGCATAGTTGTAATTTTTTGACCTTCTATAGGCTGACCTGTTTTTGGGTCAATACCTGCTGGTATAGCAGTTGGTATTACTGCTGTTTCTGGTAGCATACCTTGAGCAGCACCTTCTACTAAATTTGCAGACCTTTCAATTCTTTCTCTTCTTTCGTTAGATGCAGTAGTGCTTCCACCACCTATGTTACTGTCTCCACCACCAATACCGGGAATATTAATGATGTCTCCCTCATCTGACATACCACCACCATTACGATTAGGTTGAATGTTTTGATTTAATCTATCAACAGAAAATCTATCTCTTAACTCTTCTTGTTGTTTTTCAAATCTTTCTTTGTCTTTATCTTCATTGTGAGAACCACCATGAAATTTAGAAACTCTACCACCGGTACGCATGTCTATACGCCCACCTGTAGTATAATTTGCTCTATACTTTCTATTTCTTTTTTTCTTTTGTTTTTTTGCCATTATCTTTTCCTGCACGATGAAGCAGCTTCATAAGAAGTTTAGGTTTATCTGTCATCATTATAATTACTGCTCTTTTCATTTTACTTCAAATAGTTTGTCAACCTTTTCATGTAATTTTTCTACTCTATCCATTAGAGTATTCATATCATCTTTTAATTCTTGTTTAGTTACATAGTCCTTTGCAATCTCTTCACGAGTTTTGTTTAAGAGTATGTCAATTCTTTTAGCCTCTGCAGTATTCCCACGAATACCATAGAGTATAGGAGCTAACACCAAAGTTATAAAGATGTTCCAAAATAAGTAGGGTGTTAGTTCCATATTAACCGATAGTTTTTTGTACGCTAGTAGGTGTAACCATTTCAGCTATTTGTGCATCTAATGATGCTTTCATAGCTGTAACTGTATCAGCAGTTAATTCTGTTTCGACCCAACCTTGAACATCACTAGCTTTTAAGCTAGACCATTCTATAAAGCTTGAAAGGTCTGAAGTGTCAAGAGATTGTGTACCATAAATAGTAGCAGTCCAGTTATTACCATCGCTATCCTTATTAGTATCATCAGTTGCTGTAAGTCTCCAATGAACATTGTAAACTACATCACTTTTACTATCTTTTGTAGGGTATGTATCAACTGTTGAAACATCCCAAGTATATCCTATTGCCATATTTATTCTCCTTTTAAAGTTTTAATTTCAGATTGTAAGGCATCAATCTGTGTTTGTTGTTCTTGTATAGCTTTAATTAAATAAGGTATTGTATTTGGTAAATTTGTATCAAGCATTTTAATACCATCTTTTTCTTTTACCCAATCAGGTTTAACTTCTTCAACTTCTTGTGCTATAAAACCTACACTATCTTTTGCAGAACCATCTTTCCAGTCAAATACTCTAGGTTTAATTTTACAAATTGTATCTAAACCATTGTTTAAATCTCTTATATTTTCTTTTAATGTAATATCAGAAGCCTGTGTAAAAGCTACATTTGATTGGTCATAAGTTATATATCCTCTTTCTGTGTATGATGTTTCAGTACCAAAAGCCATAAAAAAAACTGTTCCTGAAGTTGCTGGATTGTGCAAACTTACTACTTGTTGACTATTTGTTGCAGCACCTTTAACAGAAAAAGTAGAAGAAGCTAAAGCAGATGTTGTTCCTATTTGAACTTTACCTGAACTATCAATACGCATTCTTTCTGTTGGAGTTTGACCCGTAGCAGATGCAGTTGTTACTTGAAGAAATCTCAAACTAGAGTCAGTTGAATTACCAGTGATTATGTTACCTGCTTTGCCCCTTGTTGTGAAAGTGTTTAAACTTGATTCGCAATCTGTAGAAAAACCTATATATGGTGAACCATCAGAACCAAAAACACCAACAGTTCCATAAAATTGTCCACTATTATTTTCATGACCAAACTCTATACCAGCACCATTTTGTCTGTTATTAAATTCTGCCATAGTTTGTTTAGTTACACCATTAATTTGCACCGAGCCTGAGTCTCTACAAAGTAGCACATTACCGCCTGTAAAATCTGCACCACCATCTACATTTAATTTTCCTAGTCCACTTGCAGTAGTTCTACCAATTAAAACATTTCCTGAAGTATCTATACGAAGTCTCTCTGCATTGTTAGTTATTAATCTTAAATTATGATTTGAAGAATTACCTACAAAAGTTCCAGCACCATCTCTAGCAATATCAAAAGTTTCGCCACCTGAAAGTGTGTGAGTTACATTTCCTGAACTATCAATACGCATTCTTTCTGAACCTGCTGTATTTATTTTGAAAGCATCAGAAGAATGTTCATAACCGATTATTCCTCTTGCTCTAGTAGTATCAGAGAATAATATTAATCCTTGTCCATTTGTAGGAGTTCTTATATCCATAGCAACAGAATCGCTATTTTCTAGTATAAGTGAATCTGCTCCATCTGCTGTATAAGATGCACCCGAAGAACCTTTTTCAATATGTAGTTTACCCTCGGGAGTAGATTGACCAATTCCAACACCAGTAGAATCTATAATCATTCTTTCAGTACCACCAGTATCAAATCTTATTTTATCTTCATCACTTGATTCTTCTACTTGAACTTTAGTATCTGCATCTGCATCACTTAAAATATTAGCAGTAGTGCTTGTAGTTGTAGTCAATGTAATAGACTCAACTTTTGCACCACTAGGAGGAGCTTCAGAGAATGTTAATGTATTTCCTGATATTGAATAAGTATCTTTATGTTGTAGCACACCATCTATAGTTACAAAGGTTGCATTTTCATTTACTGGTGCTGTGCTTAAACTTAAAGTTGTATCACTACCATCTCCAGTCATTGTGTCAAGACTTGGAGCAGTTCCACCACCACTACCAGCTATTGCACCCCATGCATCTGTATACCCTTCAAAACCACCTGTAGTAGTATTATATCTAAAATAACCTGCTGCTGGTGAAGAAGGTCTTTGTGCTGTTGTACCTACTGGTACATGTATTGAGTCTGTATTAGAACCTAAGTCAAGAGAAACATCTGGTGAAGTTTGATTTACACCTATTCTATTTTCACTTACATCTACAAATAATACACCACTATCTACATTAACATCTCCAGAGAATGTAGCTGCATTAAATGTTGTAGGTACTATATTAGCACTACCATCAAAGCTTACGCCACCGATAGTTCTTGCAGTTGTTAAAGTAGCTGCTGAGCCTGTAGTATTTTGATTAAGTGTACCTATTGTAAAGTCTAAAGTACCATCACTATCTTCGTAAGCTACTGTAATACCTGATTCAGTATTAGAAGATACCATAGCTCCTACAGTATCTTGAATAACTTCTGATAAATCTATGTTAGCTGTACCATCAAACGATACACCATGAATAGTTCTTGCAGTTTCTAAAGCTGTTGCTGTAGCTGCATTACCTGTTGTATCTTGATTAAGTGTACCAATTACAAAGTCTAATGTGTTATCTGAATCATCATAAGATACTGTTATATTTGTTTCTGTATTAGAAGATACCATTGCACCAACAGTATCACTAATTGTTTCTGCTAGTGTAACACCAGCAATAGTAATTGCATCTGCTTCTAATGTTCCATCAATGTCTGCATCGCCACTAATATCTAATGTGGCTGCATCTAATTCACCACTAATAGTTATATTCCTACCACCAGTAATGTCTTTGTTTGAATCTGTTATAATAGCTTTACTTGCTATTACTGTTCCGTTTGTTATACCATCTATAAGATTAATATCTGCTGCACTAGCTGTAACACCATCTAAGATGTTTAGTTCTGCAACTGTTGATGTAATACCATCAAGAGTATTTATCTCTGCTGCTGTAGCTGTAACTCCATCAAGTATATTAAGTTCTGCTGTAGTAGAAGTTACACCATCTAATAAATTTAATTCAGTAGCAGTAGAAGTAACACCATCTAAAATATTTAACTCGGCTGTAGTTGCTGTAACACCATCAAGTAAATTAAGCTCTGTTGCAGTTGAAGTAACTCCATCAAGAATGTTTAACTCTGCTGCAGTACTTGTAACTGTTGTACCATTTATAGATAAAGCATCTGTTTCAAGTGTACCATCTATATCTGCATTACCTGATATGTCTAGTGTAGCTGCATCAATTTCACCTGTTATTGTTATATTTCTTGCACCAGTAAAATCTTTATTACTATCTACTACTACAGCTTTTGAAGCTTCTACAGTTCCTGCTGTAGCTACATCTACATAATTAAGTTCTGTTGTAGTTGCTGTAACACCATCTAATAAATTCAGTTCTGTTGCTGTAGATGTTACTCCATCTAAAATGTTTAGTTCAGCAGCAGTAGCTGTAATTGTTGTTCCATTAAAATCTATTGCATCTAAGTAAGCTACACCATCAATATAAATATCTTTCCATTGTTGTGAAGAACTACCTAGGTCATATGTATTATCATCATCTGGAATAATGTTAGAATCTACATCAGCTCCAAAGACTACATTGTCAGTAGCTGCATCACCCATAGTAATAGTACCACCATTAAATGTTGTAGTACCTGTTACTGTTAGATTACCACCAACTGCTACATTACCTGTAGTAGTTATGGAATCTATAAATGCATCTTTAAATCTTAAACTTGTTGTACCTATATCTACATCGCTATCTGTTACTGGAGCTATAACACCATCACCTATAAATATTTGTTGTACTGGATTAGAAGATACTTCTACATAAAATTCTATATGATTATTTGTAGTATCTATTAATACTTTGTTGTTTGGAGAAGTTTCACCAGCATCACCAATTAATCCTATAACTGGTCCACTAGCTGCTGTGCCATCATGTGCGTGTCCTGTAGAATTATTAAATGCATTTACTAACTGATTATATTCATTATTGAATAATGCAGCAGTAATTGTATCTCCATCTGCAAATGAACTTTGTCTTGTATATCCTGCCATTTATTTATCTCCTGCCTGAAGGTATGTAATCTACATAAAAACCATTTATAGTGTATGGGGCTTTTGTGTCATCACTTATAATTGTAAAATTGTTACTTGTTCCACTTCCTTGTAATGGAACTCTTATTAAATCTTACTTGTATGTCTGGTTCAACAATACCTTCTGAACTTGCTGATACTCTGACATAGTGTAAAGTCTTTAATGTTCCTAAATCACCATAGTCATAGTTAGGTGTTTCAAATCTAGCTAATATGTTACTGCCATCAAAACTATTTCCTGTATCATGTTGATAAACAAAACCTTTTGTATCTCCATGATAATATTGTTCTACATTATTACTATCAAATCCAGAACCTATAGCAGTAACTTCTAAACTTCTTGTCTCTGACCATTGAAATCCATTTGGTCTTAATGTTCCTATAATTCCTTTTTGTTGTGTTTGTTCTAAACTTGTATCTGTATAAAATAATCTGTATTGTGATTTATCTCTTAATACAAC